CAGTTACGGAAGAAAAAGCTAAACAGATGATGGATTCTGCTGAATTAACTATAATAGAGGCGATGAACCCCAAAGAGTTTTTAGCAAAACATAATTTGAAAAAAATTGGAAAATAATAATTATAAAATTAAAAGGGGATTTATTACACCATCCGAGTCCAAACAAATAATAAATTGGATAGACTCAATTGACCATAGTGGTAATGGTGCTAATCATCATCTTTCGGAATTATCAAAAGAACTAAAAGGTAAAACTTATATGTTTGATATTTCGGATACACCTTTTACAAATTATATTACAAAGTTTCAAGCGGTATCAGATGTTTCAAAAGATAAACTACCTGATTTGATTGATACCATTATTGATAGAATCGCAGAAGAATTTGAATTTCCTAAAAACCATATCTTTTTACAAGTGGTAGATATGAATAGTGGTGGAAAGATAAATCCTCACTATGACGCGGCAGTTGAAGGACATGTTAATTATAAATGTAATATTAGTGTTTTATCGGAGGATTACGAATTATTTTTAGATAAAGATGTTATAAAAATAAATCAAGGTGATCTATACGGATTTGAGGCATCTCTATACAAACATTGGACAAACGAATTCAAATCAAGAAGAGTTTTCCTAAGTTTTGGTTTTATATTACCATACGATGTGGTGGGTAGAACTACAACCGATGTAAGAGTCCGATTAAGTAAAAGAATTGAAAGGTATTTTCAGAAAACAATAGAAACCACCAATTAAAACAAACATAAACAACAATCGGTTCTTAATGTATTTATAACATATGGAATTTCACATAAGACAAGGGGCAACTGACCCAATATTAAAGATGAGAATGATTGACGACGGTAAAAACGATAAGTCATCATTCAATGAAATGTTAGCAAGTGGTACAACAATCACCTTTGAGATGTCTGATGTGACAACGGGTGAACCTATGGTATTAGGATCTGAATGTCTTTTAACCAATAGAACAAAGAAGTATAACTATACAACTGACGAATATTACATCACACATAGATTTACAACCGAACACACATCACAAGTTGGTAGATTTGAGGGTAAGGTAACGATTACATTTGATAATGGTAACATTCTTATATTACCTATTAAAGAAAAATTATACATCAATATTTCTTAATACCCCCTTTTTTAATTATATTTATTATTGTAAACAAGGCAAACTGTGGTTTTCCACAAGCTAATACGTCACATTAAAAAAATATAAAACATGAAAGAGGTTATCTCTCAGGAAGTTATTGAAGGCTTCCTCAATGGTGGCGACGATGAAATGTATATCGTCGGAGTTGAATACGACTATCCAACCAACACAATCTACAAGATTATTCAGGACCCTGAACAGGGGAAAATTATTAAACCTGATACATTTACGCCATTTTTGTGGGCTGGTGATTTGACAGGTATGAATTTCTATGGAGATTCAAAGGCAATGCAAAAGAAACGTATGGGTGAGTTTGGTATTCTAATTGAAAAATTGGATACTCACGGAAACGAACGTTTAGAAAATGGTATGACCCATATTGTTAGAAGTATTAAATCTTATACAGATTTAGTATCGTTCTTTAGAATGGGTGGATTAAATCCTTGGGATGAAAAGTGTCGACACTTATTTACCATCTTAAACCCTGTGGAACAGTATCTTATACAGAAGAAAAAAAGATTATTTAAAGGTATTGATGATTACGGCGGAGTTAATAGATTTGTATTTGATATTGAAACCACAGGTCTTGATCCTGAGACTTGTGTTATTATATTAATTGGAGTTAAGGACAACCGTGGAATGAATGAAACAATTCCGGCGTTTGGTGAAGACGGTGAAAAGAAATGTATAGAAAGATTTTTTCAATACATTAAAGATTTAAAACCAACCATTGTTGCAGGTTATAACTCGGCATTCTTTGACTGGCCATTTATATTAAAAAGAGCAGAAATATTAGGTGTTGATGTCAATAGCCTCACACAAATCTTTACATCTCAAGGAATGAAAGAGAAGGAAGGAATGTTAAAACTTGCAAATGAAGTTGAGCCTTATAAACAACACGTTATATGGGGATTTAATATCATCGATATTGCACATTCTGTAAGACGTGCTCAGGCAATCAATAGTGAAATTAAAAGTTGGGGATTGAAATATATTACAACATATTTGGAAAAAGAAAAACCTAATCGTGTGTATGTAGATGGGGCAAAGATTTCTAAAATATATCTTGACAACGAAAGTTATTATGTAAATCCAAAGACGGGTGGGTATAAACAAATCGGAGAACCCGGTACAGAAAATTTAACACAAAAATATCCTGGTAAGTTTGAGATATGGACAGGAAGAAAAATTGTAGAACAGTATCTTGATGATGACTTGTATGAGACCATGGTCGTAGACGATAGTTTCTCTCAATCAACATTTTTACTTTCTAAATTGGTTCCTACCACGTATGAAAGAATTGCAACAATGGGAACCGCAACACTGTGGAAAATTATCATGTTAGCGTGGTCATATGAACACAACTTGGCAATTCCCGAAAAAGACGAGAAACGTGCTTTCACAGGAGGTTTATCTCGTTTATTAAATGTGGGATATGCAAAGAACATTGTTAAGTTTGACTATTCATCACTCTACCCATCTATTCAATTAGTATATGATGTGTTTCCTGATTGTGATGTTATGGGTGTACAAAAATCAATGTTAAAATATTTCAGAAACATTCGTATTAAATATAAAAACTTAGCGGGTGAATTGAAAAATAGTGATCCTGTCATGTCTGAGGTATATGACCGTAAACAATTACCAATTAAGATTTTTATCAATGCGTATTTTGGTAGTTTATCGGCACCACACGTATTCCCTTGGGGTGAAATGAATTCAGGTGAAACCATTACCTGTATTGGTCGTCAGTGTTTACGTATGATGATTATGTTCTACATGAAGAAGGGTTATAAACCTCTCGTAATGGATACGGATGGTGTGAACTTTGAAACGCCCGATACTGCAAAAGATGCTGTGTATGTCGGTAAAGGATTAAATGAATTAGTAACCGAAGGAAAAGAATATACGGGTATTGAAGCACATACTGCGGAGTTTAATGATATTTTTATGAGAGGTGAAATGGGTTTAGATATTGACTATGTTGCGCCAGCTTGTATTAATGTTTCTCGTAAGAACTATATCATTAAGATAATAAAGAAAGGAAAAGAGAAAATTAAATTGACAGGTAACACAATTAAATCTAAAAAATTACAAACATATATTGTTGAGTTTTTAGATGAAGGATTAAAGTATTTGTTAAATGGTGATGGTCATTCATTCGTGGAATTATATTACGATTATGTGACAAAGATTTACGAAAAAGAAATTCCATTATCAAAGATTGCAAACAAAGCACGTGTTAAACAAAGTATTAATGAATATAAAAAGTATGTTATGAAAACTACTAAGGCTGGTTCATTAATGTCTCGTCAAGCACATATGGAATTGATTATGAATAGTGATTATCCCGCAGGTTTAGGTGATACAATTTATTATGTTAATAATGGAACAAAAAAATCATCAGGTGATGTGCAGAAGATTACAAAACCAACAAAAAAACAACAAGAAGAATTTACAGCAAAGAATGGTTATCCGATGCCAAATGATTATATCGAGGTCAATTGTTATATGATTGATGAAAAGGAAATATTAAATAACCCAGATTTAAAAGGTGATTATAATGTTCCTCGTTATTTAAATAATTTTAATAAACGTGTTGAACCTTTATTGGTTGTTTTTAATCCGGCAATTAGAGAAGATATATTAATTGAAGATCCAAAAGATAGACAATACTTTACAAAAGCACAATGTGATTTAGTGAATGGTTTTCCATTAAAAGAAGAAGGTCAAGATAAATTAGATGAGGTTATGACTTTATCTGATAGTGAAGTAATCTTTTGGAATAGAGTTGGGCGTGATCCTTACTTTATGTATGTGGAAAATAGTTTAGAGCTTGCAGATCAATATTGGGTGGAACATAACAGAAAGGTTGTTACACTACAAGCTGAAAGTACTAAATCTAATGAAGAAGAAATAATCGAAACAAATGGTCACGATTATGCATTTCACGCAATAGAAAGTTAGATTACATTAAATGGCGAAGGCATTGCTCTATATTTAAGTGCCTTATTAAGATTCTCCGCTTCGGCACCTTTTCTTTCAAGGATTTTTTCGGGGCGGAGTCTTTCTAATCTATTCATAAGTTCTTCCACCAATTTAGATTTCTCGTCTTTACCTTCCGTAATTAATGAAGAATAATCTAATTTAACAGTACTATCAGGAACTTGTAAGTCACCCGAGAATTTACCCCAAATACGACCTAAACCTTCCTTAGCGTAAGCAATCAAATACTTTCTAACCCAGTTTTGTGCCGGTTTATTTAATGATTCCCACATCAATGGTTCGGTTTCAACATCGGACGGTAATTTAATAACATCTTTATTATTTTTTAAACAAGTATCTCTATCCATAGTATCATAATACCAATACCATACATTATAATTTTTTCGTTGAACGGAACCAAAATCAAATTTACCACCTGGTACATTGTATAAGTGAACTAATTTTTTTCCTTCTGGTCCCGCAGTAATTCTATAAGTTAAATCACCACCAATTAATCTATTTTTAATGGATCTATCTTGCATTCTTAATAATAAATCAAATGCTGGCATCATAAAGTATGAACCTGAGTTACCCATTTGTGCAAATCCACCAGCACCACCAAAACCTAATCCACCAAGACCACCAAATCCCGCCATAAACGGATCAACAAATGAATCATTTAATTCTGCACGAGTAAACCATAATAATTCATTTATCTCACGACCGGCTGGTATTTCATAAACCTGAGTTCCTCCTGTAAGTGCAAAATAATCCTTTTTCAATTCCCAATCACCACCAGCTTGTAAACCTACAATTTTAGAATATGAGTGAGTATATTGTGTTTCGTAATCTAAACTTCTTGTTGTGAACGCTCTTGATAATGATTGTGTATCCACATCTAAACCCGCTAACGCCGACCATTGAGACTCAATCAACCAATCACTAACGTATTGTTCGTATTCAGACAAAGCTAATTCCATGAAGGTATCCATTTGTTCTTCGGTAAGTTCAATACCACGAACTGGCATACCTAATAGGTGAAATACCTGTGTATATAATTTATCCTTTTCCGCTTGTGAAATAATTTGAGACATAATTTGATTTATTCTTATAAATATCTTATATTTCTATTATGAACGAGAAACTAAACGAATTATTCAGTATCTGTGGGATTAACGACTTCGTATTCCACTTACAAAAAGAGGGTGAAACTAATTATATAGACTATACTTTAGACCCTAAAAACATTGTAGTGAATATTCCCGATATTGAAGATAAGAAGTTAGATCAGTTAATAACCGATAAAATTGAGGAATTAAAGGAGGCTTTTAAGTAGGTCTTTACTGAACGATTCTGAATACTCCCCGTCGCCCATAACTTGGTCGATGACGTTCTTTTTCTTTTGTAAAATATTATAAATTACCTTTTCAATTGTATTCTCAAAAACAGGGTAATAAACTAGTACACTATTTTTTTGACCATAACGATATGCACGATCTTCACCTTGTGAATGATCCGCTGGTACAAATGATAAGTCATTCATGATAACAACTTCTGCTGCGGTTAATGTAATACCAACACCAGCAGCTTTAATATTACCAATGAACACTTTTACTTTATCTTCATTTTGAAATCTATCTACAGCATCTTGTCTTTTATCTTTAGACATACGACCATCAAGCGTTACAGAATTCTTTTTGTACTTATCATGTAACATATCAAGAGTCATAGTAAAGTTAGTTAGTACAATTACTTTCTTTCCTTGTTCTAGACATTTATCTATCAATTCACAAGTGTATGGTATTTTTTCATAAGAAATAAGTTGTCTAATTTTCATTAAACGATTTAATGTTACACTAATTGTTTCATCGTTTTTCTTATCATTAGTAATGCGTGTAAACTCTTCTAGTTCTTCATCATACATTTTACTTGTAAGTTCTACAAACACAGGTGTAACAATCTTTTCAGGTAAATCAAGGATGTCAGTTTTCATTCTACGAAGAACGTATGATTTGGTACGTTCACGAAGTTCGTCTAAATTGCTTGCCCCACTTGTGTTCCAAACTTTTCTATTACCAACTGTAAATTGATAACCTTTACAATATCTACGGACATATGATTGCCAATTTAATGTCAAAGGTGAATCGACAATTTTTAATAAGTTGAAATAGTTAATAGGTCTTGAAGTCATTGGTGTACCGGTTAATAGCCATACTTTAGGTATTTGTTCTAAAACATCATTTAACAAACGTGTTCTATTCGCTGTGGTATTTGAAATGTAATGTGCTTCATCTACAATTGCCAAATCAAATTTTTCATTAACTAATAATTTATAATCATCACTATCTTCACTTTTATCTGTTGTGTGATAATTTTTTATAATATCATAATTAATAATATAAAAATCAAATGTAGATCCCCATTTACGTCCTTCGACAATTAATACACGTCGATCGGAGTAATTTGCAATCTCTCTTTGCCAGTTAATTTTAAGTGAAGCTGGACAAACAATTAAAACTTTTTTTGCACCACATTCTAATGCTCCAATAACTGCCGACGTAGTTTTACCCAAACCCATATCGTCAGCAAGAATAAACTTATCATTAGCTAATAATTTTTCAATTGCTACTTTTTGATGTTCCATAGGTGGACGAACATCGTATGGACTATAATCAATAACTCTATTTAATTTTTTTTCTTCTTGAACAATTGCGGCCTTAGGTAACCACATTGCATGGTTTTGTTGACGTTCAAATACTTTACCCCAAATGTGATAAGCCTTATCGGATTCACATAATAATTTTTCACACCATACTTTATCTGGGGGAGTTGGTAATAACATATCTTCCATCAATTTCTCACCAAACGTAGATACGATACTGATGTTTTTACGTGCAACCTTAGGTACGGTATCTTTATATTTGATAACATACTCCGACTGTGGGCGAGTCAATTTAAAGTTTTTAACCTCAACAAATTTTCGTTTGTATTCTAATAAAACATTATTGGACCCGTCATATTCATTTAATATTTCTCTCGCTTCAACTTCTGGTATTTTTCTTTCCATCGTATTATAAATAATATAACTAAATAGAATGTATATTTAAACTATTTATTAGGATATGAACAATAAACTACCGATTACTCGTTTAGGTAAGTTCTTCTCACAGGACGACTTTGATATTAACATTCAGATGGGTCAGGAGTATCTACACGGGGATTTGAATATGAAATTGGTCTTATATCGTGTTGATAGACAAAAGACCGATAATGACGACGTATACGCCGAGGCGGGTATGGATGAGATTAAGTTTTTCCCGCCGGTTGAGTTTAATGCGTTGGTTAAAATAGATGAACCTAAAAATTCAACTTACACCAAAGGTCTTATGAGATATAATGAACCAGGTAATATGATATTATCTGTTTACATTACACACCTCAACGAATTGGGAATTGATATTAGATACGGTGATTATATTGGTTACGCGGATTCAGAAGAAAAATTGAGATATTACACGGTTACCAATGACGGTAGAGTAACATCTGATAATAAACATAAAATGTTCGGATACAAACCACATTATAGAAATATAGTTTGTGCCCCTACACAAGAAGGAGAATTTAGAGGAGTTTAATATGGGAATACCGAAAAGAAAAAACATGATCAATGTTTACGGAAAAAAGGACACCTATCAAGGTGAACACGTAGGAAAAAGAAGACAGGAGTTATTAGATATGATAACTAAGTCGGATTCATTTCTTCCCGATTCTATTTTACACGATGATCTAGATAAGGGTATGTTGGATTATGTTAAAAAAACATTCATGGTTGTTTCTGATGGAACTCAAATACCAATTATCGAAAAAATACTTACAATTCAAAGGTGGGGTGAGTTTAGTGCAAATTGGGAGTTTTCCGATGGGGATGGTAATGTTAAATTGCCGTTTATTGCGATCATTAGAAAACCTGATGTGCAATTTGGTACAAACCCATCAATACAAAGAACTATACCCGAAAGACACCAATTTCATTACGCCACAGTACCGACGTGGGATGGTAATGCTATGGGTGCTGACATTTATAAAATACCACAACCAATTGCATGCGATATAACATATGACATTACAATTGTTTGTAATAAGTTTAGGGATTTAAATAAGTTCAATAAAATTGTTTTACAACATTTTACTTCAAGACAAGCATATACAAAAGTTAAAGGACATTTTATTCCAATAATTTTGAATAGTATTGAGGACAATACCCCAATGGAAACAATGGATGGTCGTAGATTTTATATGCAAACATATAAGTTCATTATGTTAGGATTTCTTATTGATAGCGACGAGTTTGAAGTTAAACCCGCAATATCAAGAGCGTTTCTTGTTAATGAATCATTAGGTGGCGCAACTTTTAAAAAGAGATATATCACAAAAACAATAGATGTTGTAATTTCAACAATTGTGGCCGGAGAAAATCAAACAATTTTCACCGTGGGAGAAAGTATTAATGTGTTATTTAACGTCGCAATTAATGGTATCGTACAGGAGAAAGATGTTCATTATAGACATTTAGGTGGGACATCTAATATAATATTTGACTTAGCTGGTACCCCTTTAATGGGTGATGTTGTAACTATAAATTATTATAAAGGTAAAAACGATAAAATGTATGATCAGTTTGATAATGAATTGCAAGTTGGTCGTGAAACATTTACATATAACGGAAACGACCTTTCTTTTACTTTAAGTCAAAAAATAAATACGGTTATTAGTATAACAACAAATGGTTTGATCGAATTTGATGAGGAAAACTATCAGTTGACAGATAAGAATGAGGTAACGCTTACCGGCGCACCCGTTAATGGTTCAAGAATTGACTTTGTCTATCTATACTAATCGTCTCCGTAGATGTCTTTCTTTTTAGGTTTACAATATTCTTCGATAAATTTTTCTAGGACTTTATACATTTTCAGTCCATTTTTATCACAGTGTACTTTCAACATTTGGTGATGTTTCTCGCTTATTTTGACGTTTTTTTGAGTATTTTCCATATAAAAGATATAAAAAGATAAATAACTATCTTTTTAAGAAAAGTATGGAAATCTTTGATAAAAACAAAGATATTTATTAGATAAGTAATAAAATAATTTAACCAAACAAAAATCAATGGCAAGTAATAACAGAGTATTCGTGTCACCGGGTGTTTACACATCTGAGCTCGATTTAACATTTGTAGCACAGAGTGTAGGTGTTACGACATTAGGTTTAGTGGGTGAAACCTTAAAAGGTCCAGCTTTCGAACCAATTTTAATTTCAGATTTTGACGATTTTAAATTGTATTTTGGTACAACATCACCTGAAAAAGATGGTAATGGTAATCCAAAGTATGAATTAGGATATGTTGCAAAATCATATTTACAAGAATCAAATCAATTATTCGTAACAAGAGTATTAGGTCTTTCAGGTTATAAACCATATAAGACTTTCGGTATTAAAACTAGCGGAGGTGTTATATTACAAGAATATGTTGGAAGTACTGATGTGGGTGAGATTACAATAACTACCACAGGTATTACAACAACAGAAGTTGGCGGTAGTACTCTATTAACAAATATTATCAAACATTTATCTGGTGTTACATCTTATAATGGAACCGATATTGTTAGTTTATTAAAAAGTAAGTATGGGGGATATACTGGTTTAACAAATACATCAACTAACGAGTTTTTTGTTTTAGGTGCGCTTCCAACAGGAGAAACGGGTAATGGTACTGAATTGGTATCTCTATTAACTGAAAAATTATACGACGATAATAATAATACTAAAGAATGGTGGAATGCTATGCATTATGATGCAAACGGTTTTGTAACCCCACCATCTGGTGATGATGTTTCAGGTGTCTATTCTTATTTATTTCAATTTGATAACTCATCAAATAAATGGACAATATTTAGATATGAATGGGATGCTAGATTAGCGTCTGATTATCATAATGTGGTAGTTGCAGCACTTAGATCAAGAGGTGTATATAGCGGTCAAACATTAGTTCATGAAGTAACGGGTAATACAAGTTTTACATTATCTGCAATTACCGGTCAGACTATTGATACAAACCCATTAGGTGAATTTAATATTAAAGTTACCGGAATTACCGAAGGAGCAAAAGAATTTACATGCAGTTTTGATAAATCATCAACAAAATATATCAGTAAAGTATTAGGAACTGATGTTTTTGATAAAGACAACGGAGATTATCCTGTTTATGTTCATGAAGTTTATTCTAATTACTTAAAATCGGCTTATGAAAGAGGTTTAATAAGAGGTATTCAATTAGATCCTTCATATGAATTGGAAGGTGAAAATTTCTTGGGACAATGGGATACCACAATATCTCCAATGGTTGTTTCAGAAGTACGCGGTGGTAGAGTTGCTGATTTATTCCAAGTTCAAACAATTTCTGATGGTGAAGCTGCTAACTACCAAGTTAAAATTAATATTCAAAATATTAATTTAGAAACAATGGAATTTGATTTAGTTGTTCGTGATTTTAACGACACAGACGACAATCAAGTTGCTCTTGAAAAATACACAAGATGTTCAATGAATCCTGATATGCCAGGTTATGTGGCAAGAAAAGTTGGTACTTCTGATGGTGAATATCCGTTAGTATCAAAAAGAATTATGTTAATTATGGCATTAGACGCCCCAGTTGATGCAGTTCCAGCAGGTTTTAAAGGATTTGCTAACAATGAAAACTTTGGCGCGGACAATGATACTTTAGGTAGTGTTACCTTTAAAACTAAATACTTTGATGCGGGTGATGTTGAAACATACGATGCTTCAGGTGCACCAAATATTGAAGCTGGTGATAAGGTAAGAAAGGTAATGTTAGGTTTATCGAGCACAGTTGGATTTGATTATGACCTATTAAAGTATAAGGGTGCATCTGGTAATACTGAAACAACTGGTTTCCATTTATCTAAAAATGCAGCAACAATCACAGGCGCAACTAACGTTACAACAAATATGTTAGGTCAAACCCTTGAAGATGTATTTGGTGTGGGTGGTTATACTAACACCACAGGTTTTGCATATTACACAACACCTTATGACCTAGAAGGTCAATCCGATGAAGATACTAACAAATTGACAAACATTAATTTCCGTAAGTTTACATTCGCAGTTTATGGCGGTAGAGATGGTTGGGATATTTACAGAAGAACAAGAACTAATACAGACGCTTATATCTTCGGTAAAACAACTTATAAACAAGGTATAACCACAACAGGAGGTACGTTCAGTGCACTAGCTGATTATGCGAATTCGGATTACTACGCCTATTTACAAGGTATTGAAACATATGCAAATCCTGAAGCGGTAGATATTAACGTATTTGCTACTCCTGGTATTAACTTCCAAGATCATAGTTCATTGGTAAACCAAGCTATTGATATGGTTGAAAACGAAAGAGCCGATTCATTGTATATTATGAACTCACCTAATATTACAGGTGCAACTGCAACTGATGAAATTGTGGCAGCGTTAGATACAGCATCTATCGATTCTAACTATTCAGCAACATATTGGCCTTGGATTCAAGTAAGAGATACTGATAATGCAACTAATCTTTATATCCCACCAACAGGTGAGGTTGCTAAGAACATCGCATTAACAGATAATGTTTCTTATCCTTGGTTCGCTGTGGCGGGTTACTCAAGAGGTTTGGTTAACGCTGTTAAAGCAACCAAAAAGCTTACGCTTGACGATAGAGATGTATTATATAAAAATAGAATTAACCCAATTGCCACATTCTCAGACACCGGTACTATTATTTGGGGTAACAAAACTTTACAAGTTAGAGAATCTGCATTAGATAGAATTAACGTAAGAAGATTGTTATTAAGAGCAAGAAAGTTAATTTCTGCAGTTTCTGTAAGATTATTGTTTGAACAAAACGATGATCAGGTTAGAAATGAATTCTTGAGATTGGTTAATCCTATCTTAGATGGTATTAAGAAAGAAAGAGGTTTATACGATTTCCGTGTAACAGTATCTAACGATCCTGAGGATATCGATGCAAACACTATGAGAGGTAAGATTTATATTAAACCAACTCGTTCTCTTGAATTTATCGATGTAGAGTTCATTATTACTCCAACAGGAGCATCATTCGAAAATATCTAATCTAAAAGGAGATATAAAAATAAGAAGGGAGGTCGAAAGACCTCCTTTTTTTGTTATGAGGTTCCACGTGGAACTATTATTTAAATTATTTATAATATAATATAAAGAAAAAATAATTATACTACATATAAAATAGTATCGCTAGTTTTACCAGTATTTAATATTTATATTAGTAGTATTAATTGTAATTTATTTTAAGTAAGTAATATATATTAATTAATATTGAATAATGGTTATGTAAAAAACTACGGAAAAAAATTGACATTGTCAACCTTTTGGGTATAATTAATCTAAAATAAAATTATTTCTCTTTTGGATATATTTATAAGAAAGTAAATAATTAACAAAACTTAACAAACACACAATATGGCCGATTTATTAATGAAAATGCCGACTCCTTACGAACCGAAAAGGGTCAACCGATTTATCGTAAGATTCAACTCAACTTTGGGTATAAACGAATGGTATGTGTCTGCTGCATCAAGACCAAGTGCTAAAATCAATTCAGTAGCAATTCCTTTTTTGAACACATCAACCTATGTTGCTGGTAGATTTGAGTGGAATGAAATTAAAATGACTTTTAGAGATCCAATTGGTCCTTCAGCATCACAAGCACTTATGGAATGGTTCCGTTTACATGCTGAATCGGTTACAGGTCGTATGGGTTATGCCGCTGGTTACAAAAAAGATATCGAATTGGAGATGTTAGATCCAACTGGAGTTGTGGTTGAAAAATGGTTATTAGAGAACTGTTTTTTAACTGATTTAAACTTCGGTGAATTAGATTATAACAGAGATGATTTAGCGAACATTACATGTTCATTAAGAATGGATAAATGTATATTAATCTATTAATATTATAGTTTTTCATATGTTAAAACCGATAGTTCACAAGATTATCGGTTTTTCTTTTTTAAAAACTTTACTTTGAACTAGTTATTAGGTAAATTAAGGTATTATGGAAGAATTAAGAATTGACCCAACAATTGCATATGATGTTGTAGAATTACCTAGTAGAGGTATTCATTACTCAAATAAAAGAAAATCTGTTAGAGTTGCATACCTAACTGCGGCAGATGAGAATATTTTATCATCACCTAGTTTCTTAAATACAAATACTGTTATACCTGAATTGCTTAGAAGAAAAATTTTAGATAGAGATTTCTCAATAGAAGAAATCGTTGAGGAAGATAGACAAGCGATTTTAATATTTTTAAGAAATACAGCTTTTGGATCGGAATATACATTAACAACTTACGATCCAAAGACAGATAAAGAGTTTAATACAATAATAAATTTAGAAACTCTTAAACTGAAAGACTTCAAATTATCTGAAAATGCAAATGGTGAGTACAGCTATTATTTACAAAAAAGTAAGGTAGACATTACCTTCAAGTTTTTAACAAGAAAACAAGAAGATGAAATAGAAAAAATTAAAGAGAGTTGGAGTGGGTCGGGTATTGCACCAGTAGTCACAAAACAACTCGAAATGATGATTAAATCATTCAACGGAGTTACAGATGCGTTAAAGATTAGAAGTTTTGTTGAAATGATGCCTATTAAAGATTCACAAGATTTTAGAAAGTTTATCAATGAAAATAAACCAGGGTTAGATTTAACCCAAGAAGTAACAACCCCATCAGGAGATACGATCCAAGTTAATATTGGGTTTGGGGTAGAATTTTTTCGCCCTTTCTACGGACTATAAAAAGTCACAATTAGACGAAATTTTATATATGGTTAAAAAAGGATTCTCATATGGAGATGTTTTAACTATGCCGGTTTATCTAAGGAAATATTATGTTAATTACATAATAGAGTTGGAAAATACTAAATAATTGTATTTATAGGTATGGCAGCAAGTAGAAGTCAACTAGCAAGATCAGCAGCAGGTGGAAGTGAATCACAATATTTAAGTGATTGGGCAAGTTATAATAGAATTGGTACACTAAGTGCTGAACAAAAAACCGCAGCACTTGCTCAAAGATCTGAATGGGCTAGAAGTATTAATACAGGTAGCAATAGTAATAGCAACACATCACAAGGCTCAATTGTAAATCCAATGGATGTTGCTAAAGCTGGCGAAGGAACATCAAAGATTTCAGATATAGCCAGCCAATATAAATCTGGTATACAAATTACAGATTTCGCAACTCCTTTGACTTTTGCTAAAAAAATGAACGACGAAATTTTAAAGCAATTAACAGTTGAATCAAATTTACACACAGAAATTAATGAAGGTCTAGGTTTAACCGGTCAATTATCAAAAGATTTTAGAGATACATTAATTCAATCAATACCAGCAGCCACACAATTAGGATATGACATCGGTAATATTACCGATATGATGACAACACTATCAGATAAAACGAGTAAGTTTAGTCTTATTTCTTCAAATACATTAGACCAAAGTTTTACGACCTCAAGGGCATTTGGTATGACACTAACACAGTTAGCCGAAGCGTTTGCTGAGTTTGAAAAAGTTGGTTATGGTGCTGCGGATACGTTAGATAAAATTAACCGTGCTGGTTTAGAATCTGCATCCCTTGGTTTAAATTCTAAAAAAACAACACAAGATTTAAAAACAAATATTGAGAAATTAAATGAATATGGGTTTAAAAATGGTATTGAGGGGTTAAACAGAATGGTACAAAAGTCCGCTGAGTTTAGAATGAATATGGCGGAAACATTCAAAGTTGCTGAAAAGGTTATGAATCCAGAATCTGCAATTGAGTTAACAGCCAATATGCAGATGTTAGGTGGCGCAATAGGTGACTTAAATGATCCACTTAAATTGATGTATATGGCAACCAATGATGTTGAAGGATTACAGGATGCAATACATGGTGCAGCAAGTTCGTTAGCGGTATATAATGAAGAACAAGGAAGATTTGAGATAAAGGGAGCTAATTTAAGAAGAGCAAAAGAAATGGCAGCTCAGTTAGGTGTATCATATAGTGAATTTGCTAAAGGGGCGATTGCGGCGCAAGAAAGAATTATAGCCAATGATGCATTATTAGCAAAGGGTTTTGATATTGACGAAAAAGATAGAGAATTTCTTACCAATTTATCACAAATGAAAGATGGTGAAATGCAAATCGTAATACCAAAATCGTTAGAAGATACCATAGGTAAGGAATTGGGTAAAAGTGAAATAAAATTGAGTGAATTAACTAGTGAACAAATAAATTTATTAAAAGAACAAAAAGAAAAATTAGAGCAGAAAACCGCCGAACAAATGGCTGGAGAAATGTTAAGTGAAACTAAAAGAATGGCTAACAACATGGAAGCGTTTATTAAATCAATGGCGATATCAGGTAAAAAACAAGCTTTTGGTAAGGAAGGAGAGTTATTAGATGGTAGTGATAAAATAGTACCTTTATTAGGACCGATTTTAAAACAAATGAAAGACTTTGCGGATAGTGGTTTAGCATTATCTAAGGACCCAGGTAGAGTTGCGGCAACCGTAAAACCAGCAATAGACGCACTAAAAAATATTTCAGGTGAAGCAGACGGATTACTACGTTCGGCACAACAAGTTTTAGACGGAATAAAAAATGAATTTTTTAACTCAAATAGTACTCCAAAATCAAAAGATCAACAAAAATTAGAAGAAGAAAACGAAAGAAGAAAAGAAAGACAAAAAGTCAAAAACAACGATAATGCTTTTATGTTCAACGCTAATCTTAAAGTAACTCATGTTGGACTGGAAAACAATTTAACAATACAACAAACGGAAAAGGGTTATTTAACCCCTATGATCAATATGTCTAACATGTCTTAACATTACAATTAAAAAACCATATATTATCTATTTATAGATAAAAGAATAAGATGCCATTAGATTTTAACACGACTAAAGATTTTAGGGATAAAATGTTAAAAAGGACATTAGATCCTGTTTACGGAAGAAGTCCGTCCCCAAAAACTTTCACAAGTACAAACTATAGTGTTCAAAATCTAGGAGATAGTGAAAACCTATTGTTACCAAATGTGGATGATAGCAGATCAAAGGATTTATCAATTCCAAAAAAATCTAATATATTTAAACCAGCCGAATATCTTGTAAGAGATTCACTTCAAGATTTACCAAGAAGAGCAAATTTAAGTTTATATCCATATTTTGTGGCTACCGAAAATAATTTACTTGGTATAATGACAACAAGTAATTATGATACAGAATCGGAACTTTTTAAATTTGCTGCAAAAAATATCAGAACAAACCCACAAGGTCCAGTTTTAGCAAGAATTAGTCAAAATCTTAATACCACCATAAATGAGAGAAATAGAATAGGTGAGGCCTTAGGTGGTAACACAACTACATTAATTAATATCCTTAGGGGTAAGGAACCTCTTATTGCTGGGAACCCTAAAATTACGGTTTCAAGTAGTTTACTTGGACAAGGAATAGATTTTTTACAGACTGTTGCAGGAACTCAATTACCATTTAGTACAATACCGGGAGATTACTTAACAAACCCCCGTAATCCGATCAATGTTAGACCGACGGACGTTTCGTCGGGAACAAAGGCTTGGCAGGATTTAACAGGTGTTTTAGGGTCAATAGTAGGTATTCAGAGAAGACCACTCCCATCAAGAAAACCATCAGATATTTTAATCGAACATATGGGTAGTTCTACCAAAAATAGATTATTCGATTTATTATCTTTTTCAAAATATGCACCAAATTATACCACATCGGCAAGATCACAAGCATCAACAACTTTGGGAAAGTTTCCAAGTCAAGTTGCACAAGGTTTTAAATCACTTTTTGGTATGGAAGCACCAAATCAAGGTGCTTATATTGGTGATGATAGAGAAAACGATGTAAAACAAGCAACAAAAGATTTGTTTAGCGGTAGACCTGTTAGAAGTAGTTTTTATTTGTCACGTATGTTCGATCCAATCTCTGCGGAGTTATTTCACAGTAGTAAAAATGTAATTGAAAATGGACCAATTGGTGGCAATTTAACATGGATAAGCGGAAACAAAACAAGTGCAGCTAATCTTACCAATTTACAAAAAACAAAATCTACGGATTTTAAGTTTAGAACGGACTCAATATTAGACATAACGCAACAAATATTAGATACTAAACCACAAAATGGCGGGGACGCGTTAGCACACATAGGTCATATTTTAGACCAAACAAGTAAATATTTTAAAGATGGAGACACCCTAATTTCAAGAGGGTCTGGTGTTCGTTATATTGATAATTCAGGACAAGACATTGGTGTTGAATATGCGAGAGTTTGGACAAAAGATAGACCTTATTTAACATACGGTAATACCATGCCGTTATATAAAGAAACAACAAAAAAACCATATTATCAAGGTGGGGAAACACCATTTAGAAGAACGGGTATTAGAAAATTTGACGGTAGCGTAATGACAAATACTTGGAACCTTAATATTGCCCCAATGTCAGATGGTACAAGCAGCGACAAGTTTCCCGGATCTAGCAACATCCTACCAAATCCAAACGGTAAAGGATTTTATGCTAAAAAGTACATGTTATCAATTGAAAATCTAGCATGGGGTGCATCAACAACACCCGGATTTACAGTTAACGATTTACCATATTCTGAAAGAGGACCAAATGGTGGTCGTGTAATGTGGTTTCCACCATATGACTTAAAAGTAAGTGAGCAAAATAGTGCAAAATGGGAACCTAATACTTTTTTAGGTAGACCCGAACCAATTTATACATATCAAAATACAGAAAGAAGTGGACAGTTATCATTTAAGATAGTTGTCGATCACCCAAGTATATTAAACTTATTAATTAGAGAACATTTTAAATCAGTTAACGAAACCGATGTAGATGCTTATATTAATGCATTTTTTGCTGGTGCTAAGGATATTGATTTTTATAGTTTAATTAGACAATACCCTAATTTGAATAGTGACGATCTCTCTATGATACAAAACTATTTGAATAATAGTAAAGATCCTGTGGTAATAAATAATTTAAAAAATGCAACTAGTGGTAAGGTTGCCGATAATCCGGGTGGAACTTCGACCGCAGATGCTAATAAACAAAACGTTACAAAAAAACTAGATTTAATTTTCGTTAATAATGATCCAGGCGGAGGAGATTCCAACGAATCTGCATCTAATTATCAAACATTAGCAAATTTTAATGAAAACTTAAGTCAAACAAAATTAAATGACGCTCTAGTTAGTGTTATCAATGGAACAACAAAAGAAGCTGCTGCCGATAGAATTTTACTTTTTGGTAAAGATACAATTACAAGTTCAGAATCTGGATCAACAGTTAATAAAATTATAACCGATCATCAAACAACCTTTAGTGCAAATAATACCGCAAAGGCCGAATTGATTAGTTCTTTAGATACTTTAATAACCGATTTAGAAAGTAAAAGTGTAAAAGGTGACGTTGTCATTTTAATTTCATCTAGAACAACAAAATCAGGGAATGAAAAAGGTAATTATCAATTATCTGTTAGAAGGTCACATTCAATTTATAAAACAATATTAGAAAAGGTTAATAAAAATAATGTAAAAAGTGAATGGAATTTTGAAAAATTGGATAGTCAATCTTTTCCGAATGGAATGGAAGTGTATGTATATGAAAATCAATATCCATTAAATTCATCAGATAAAAAAGGATTAGGTTATGAAGGTCAAACTGGTAAGCTTATTATAAGAACAACAAATTATGGATATTTAAAGAGTCACGAAAAATACGATTGTTCAAAAGTAAGTTATAATAATACTGACTTAACCAGATACTCACCTTTATCGTACGGTTGTAGATCATCTTCATATTCAATTGAATATTCTAAATCAAATAAAAGCGATAAACCTGTTAACACATCAAGCCTCACTCAACTAACACCAGGGGGTAGAGTTAGTACGAATACTACTAAACCACCCACTGACCTAATGAAAAGGATTATAATGAAAACATTGTCGGAAGAATTTTACTTTAAAAAATTAGAGGAAACTTCACCAATGATTTATAGTTCATTAAAAGAAAAATTGAGATACTTTCATCCAGGTTTTCACTCAATGACACCAGAAGGATTAAACTCACGTTTAACTTTTTTACAACAATGTTTAAGGCCAGGAGATACCATACCTGTTAAAGGTTTATCTGACAATTCAGATATAAACGCAAGAAATACAACATTCGGCCCACCACCTATTTGTGTTTTACGAGTTGGTGATTTTTATAATTCTAAAGTTGTTATAAGAGATCTTAACATACAATTTGAATCAAACATTTGGGACTTAAATCCGGAAGGTATTGGTATTCAACCAATGATTGCGGAGGTAACAATGCAATTAAATTTCTTGGGTGGTCAGGGATTAGAAAAACCGGTAGAAAGATTACAAAATGCTTTATCATCTAACTTCTTTGCAAACACAGAAATATATGACGAAAGATCAATATCAACGAACACAAAGATTGGCGGACAAGATGCAAACGAGTTTACAAGAGAGTTTATTCAGTCATTAAGTGATAGAATAAATCCACCGGTTGTTGCGAAGGATACAAGTATAACTCCGGTTACCGAAGGACAATATATTGGAACCATAGAACCTAATCAACCTTCTATCGATTACACAAATGCAGTTAATCAACTATTTGAAAAAACTAGTACATATTTTACAACATACGAAAGTTTCTATAATAATGTTTTAACATCTTATGGACCAATATTAACAAACTTAATCATGAATCGAGATTATAGGAAATTGAATGCTTATAACGTATTCACAGGAGATACGAGTACCGCGATTAGTTTATTTGGTTTATATACAGACAAAACATTACCAACCTATATTGATGAGCTATCAACAAAATTAACAACATATATAAAAGATTCTAATCCGTCATATTTGATTGATATGTTTGATTTAAAAGATGTTGTTCCCGAGAAATATAAAACCGATATTAATGAGTTTTTAACTAACAACATAAATAATATAATACCAACAAAATTAAATGAAATTAATGAGATAAAAAGTATTAATGATTTTGAAATAAAAAGAAACGAATTAATTGAATCATTAGATAAATTGAACTACATAACAAAAAACGGTTCTGATGTTAAAACAGAAAAAAATAAATCAACAGCAATTGTATTAAAAACAATAACACCACCAGGATTTAGTGATTTTGATAAAAATAAATTTTATTTAAATTATAATACAGCTATTGATTATATTGATAGCAATACAACAAAAATGTATGAAAAATTAGACACGACGTTTAATTTTGAAAATATTGTAATTACCGATAATGTCGTAAAAAATATATTAAACGCAATTTTAAAAGATAGCGCGGACGATATTGTTACAGGAATTGGTATGGTTTTATCTTCCGAAGACTACTCAACATTAGACAAGTTGGAAAATAAAATTAAAGATAAAATTAATAAATGGTTTACAAAAATAAAAGAAGAAAATTTAAAGTTTGCAAAACCACCAATTCGTAAAAATAGTAAACCTATTACTTATACAATGCCACCATTAGATATAAGTGAAGTTGAAACCCCAACAACGGACGAAATAAAATGGTTGTTTGGTGAAAAACATAATGTTACAGATTCATTAAATTATTATAGAATATGAGTAGGGAGTATTTTGATAGGTATCAATTTTTTATAAATGATGGCAATTTTAGAATAGTTCCAGGTATTGACATACCAATCAAAGGGACCGATAAATATATACAGTTTAAAAGAGGTAAAGATAGATTGGATAAAATGTCTCAAGAATATTATGGAACACCAACATTCGGTTGGTTAATATTAACAGCTAACCCAACTATTGGTAGTGTTGAGTTTGAAATACCTGACAATTCTTTTATAAGAATACCATATCCATTAATTAGCTCTTTACAAGATTATAAAAGAAGCGTAGAATTGTATAATCTATATTATGGCGAAGAATAAAATATCTAATTCGGAAGATATACATGTTAAGGTTGATCAAAATAATTTAATATACATCGACCCAAACTCAACTATTGATGGAGATGGTAACATTACCCCAAGGAACATTGCTCAGGAAAAATTGGTAATGTATGTTAACCTTGAAGCGGATTTAGTCCCTCGTTCAATATTAGCATCTGGTAACGACAGTAACACTTTAACAAGTATTGCGAGTGGAACATTAAATTTCTTAAAAAACGGAGACGGACAAGACTACGATACAAGATGGACAGATTCGTTTTTAAACACAGAAGAAAAAAAAGACAGCAAAGGAATACCAACCGGAGAGTTTTATCAATCAGATAAAACAGGACAATCTTTTGGTATTAATGATATTAATATATCAATAAAGGGTTTTAACTCAATCCCTACAATCAGTATTAATTTTATTGATGTTAGAGGTAAGACATTATTTGAATCTCCAGAAAATTCACCTTACAAGGCATTCTTTCATATTCCATGGCCAATATTTTATTTAACAGTAAAAGGTTTTTATGGTAAGGCTATAAAATATAGATTACATTTGGTTAAGTTCACAAGTAAATTTAATGAATCAAGCGGCAATTTTGAGGTGAACACTTCATTTGTTGGATCAACATATGCATATCTATCAGATATACCATTACAAGGAATATTAAACGCACCTTACCTATTTCCACATGAATCTGAAAAAACAACTAAAGTAGACACCAAGACAGGCAAAGAATTACAAACATTATCAAAATCATCTAGAGGATATGAGATGTTAAATACGGTTTATAATGAATATAAACTAAAGGGATTAATTGATAATGATTTTCCAGTTAAAACATTAAGAGAAGTTTTAACAATTGTTTCTACATTAGATAGTTTATTAGAAAAACAAATATTCAGTGAAGTAGTTGACATGAGATTGTTTAGCGCAATGAAAGAATTTGGAGAACAAATTGATACATTTGAAAAATCAGTACGAGGATGGGCAAGACAAAATTTAGAAACCACACCAGTTTCATCATTTAATGAAATTAATTCATTAGATACAACATCGGTTTTTCAATCTTTTTATACCAAAGAAACTGATAAAAAATCTAAAAGATTAATTGAAGGACCAAATGAAGGTACCCTAGAACATCTAATTCAAAAATATACAAAATTAATAGACTCTAGTATTTTATTTAATGAAAATCTAATAAAAGCGCAACCTAAACAACCCCACATGATTAACAATACTGGGGCGGCATTTACTAAAAGTTCATTAGGTATTACTAATGTAGAAACTAACATCGGACAACACTATTATACCGAAGAAACAACAAGTAATGTTGCGGTTAGGATTGATAAATTGGTTAGTAAAATACAGGAGATTAGAAAAAATTATGAAGAACAAAGAGAAAAATTAGAAATTGCGGTTCAGAATAAAATGAACGAAATTGTAAGTAATAAAAAGAATGGTTTCGGATTTGAACCAACAATAAGAAACATTTTTGCGGTTATATTGTCTAATGCTGAAGTGTTAATACGTTTAATGAAAGACGTACATAAAAGAGCATTTGACCAATCGGAAACAAGAAAAAAAATAGTATCCAATTTTTCTAAAGAATCTGATGGTGAGTCTATATATCCTTGGCCTGAAATGAAAGCCACAGTAAAAAATAAAGAAAATACCATTATATATCCTGGCGACCCTAATTTCCAAGCTAAACTAGGTTCGGACAACCCAACTAGATGGCCCGAAGTTTCGTTTATTGAATCCTATATCGGGGTGTCAACAAATAAAATAGATCCGTTAGCCGAGAAAGAAGCGGGTATAGACAAAGCAAGCTCACAGACTCAAAACAATATTGATAATAAAAAAATTAAAAAAATAAGTTCAGCAAACGGTGTTGTTAATATATTACCCTATGTCAATAAATTGCCAGATTCTTTTCTTTATGAAATACAAGAAAGAGTGTCAATGTATACATTAGTTGATACATTCTCAACTAATACTTTACAAGAACTGGCTGGTATCGAATATATTAATATTTCCGAGTCACTTATAGGTGAAAGAAGTTTAAGAAAATTACTAAAAGAAAAAGTATTAGGACCTATAACTTTAATAGAACAATTAGAAAAATTATCTCCTTTTGAAAAATTTTCATATTATCAAGATAGCTTACCAACGACGAATTATTTGGCTTCATTTAATCAACAATCATTTAATATTGAACAATATAAATCATCAAATGGTTTTAGCGACAATGGCTCATATACTGGATTAACAAAAGAATTATCTAATGTTGTTACAGAAGAATATAGAACAAACATATATCCATTTTCTTCTGATACGTATTTGACATATTTAAATGGTGTTACAAAATATGATAAAACATTATTACAATTTAATGGATTTTTAGAAGTTGATACTGCACAAGGTTTAATAACCGGTCAAATCGATCCTAAATTTTGGGTTAAGTCAGGTTATGAAACAAATTTATTTGCTAGAAAGTTTAATATAAATCAAACATCAACAAATATTTTAAACACACCATATTTTCATAAACAATTATATAGTGACTTTTTTAACACAACAACATCATATGGAAAATATGCGGGATCTGCATATCTTTTATTAAACTCAATGGCGTTTACAGATTTAAGTGATATAAAATCTGGTTTTACAATTAATACCAAAACACAATATAACGATGTTTTAACATCATCTTTATTTAAAGAAATTGGATCAAGTCAATTTGTACCATATCATTTAATGTTGAAATGGGGATCGATATACCATAGATATAAAAAATATATAAACGAAGATATAGACATCTTAACAGGCTTCACTACATCAAATACAAATACAACACCAACTAAAATAGATGGGTTTGATTTTTTTGATAATAGAACCGGACAAGTATTTTATACTGACCCAAGTTCAATTACTGGAAACCCTATTACTTATATTTCACAAAATGACCCCGTTACAACTTTACCATTAGATGGTCAAATTGACGTAGGTATACATCCATATTATGATGATATATTTTATAATATTGTAAATAATATAAGTTATTTTGATTTTCAACCTAATGACACGAGAGATTATGATAACGCCATAGTGGACGGTAAACTTTTTTTAAAAAGTGATTCGGTTAGTTCAATCGGAAAAACAATTAACTATTGGTCACAATTTGTTGATAACGAATCTTTATTAGGCTTAACAACATTAACATTATTACCATCAGCAGGAGGTAATGATTACATAGGAAAAAAGACCTCAAAACCTAACGAAACAATTAACTCAAGTAATTCTTTTGATGTTGAAGAACAAAATCATTTCAGAATTGTATGGGATAGTGATATTTTAAATGATAACTATTTTAGTAGTGGTTACACCTTTTCATCACCAATTGAATACGAAACGTCAATAGACGGAAAATACGGAATTAATAGTAACTATAAAAAAGTTATGGATTTAATCGCCACCTTTAGTCCGTCAATATTAGATGAGTTTGAAAATCAATTTTTAAATTTTGCATCAGAAAATCTTAATTTAAATGTTTCAAACAAACCATTTGAAAATGTTGTGTTTAGTAATTTTCAGGTACTATTAAAGGAGATTGTTTCGGTAAACAAAACCCCTAATGACACCAGCGATATATCAACTAAAATTAAAAATATTCAAACTAAACAAGGTGCGAAATTAACCAATATAACCACATCTATATTATCTTCTGACAATCTTATAAAAATTACATTAGGTAATCCAAAGGAACTTGATTTACATGTTTTAAATGGGTTTGTTGGAAAAGATGAAAATAATACATTTAAGTATAACAAGTATGATAATACACCGTCATTATTAGTTAGAAATGAAAAATTGTTAAAACTTTATTTAGGACCAGAACCCGAACCTTTTTCGGGATCAACTAATACGTGTTATGAAGACTTCTTTATTGACAATGACGTTGAAATAACAGAAGAAAATGTATTGCTTTTTAGAACAATAGTTTATATATACGCAGGGTTTAAAAAGCTAAGTTTAACAACTACATTTAAGGATTATTTGGAACAAAACATATTAACACCAACAAGCATAAGGTATAATACGTTTATGGATGAATTAATCCCTAAATTTAGAGGCCTCAATTTTGAAGAAGACCCACAAAGAATAGTTTTTTTTGATGGATATAATAACAAAGCCCTAAAAGTAGAGTTGTACAATTTCTTTAAATCAATGAATGATAAATGGATAGCCGGTAACTCAATAGGTCAGCGTTCATTATTAGAAGAATTTTTATTTTTAGATAAGGCAAACAAAGATATTGGTAATGAGTATTATTTTGATTTAACAAGATTAACAATGTTAGGTAACGAGAAGAATCTTAAGATGAGTTTGTTTAGTGCAATCTCAACTTTATTGAGTGGAACCGGTTTTGACTTAAGAGCACTACCAGCATATGTTAACTTCTACGGAACAAACTTTTCAAACTCACCTAAAATTATACCATCTAAAAAAATTGCCCAAAACCTATTTGGAACATTTTTAGAGGTTGACACACAAGAATCGTCACCTAAGATTGTTATTCAATACGTGGGTAAAAACTCAACACGACCTGACATGTCGGACAAGAAAAATGGTAAATACAAATTTACCGACGACAGTTATAATATTGGTAATGTTAATAACAATCCAGTAATGATCACATTACCAAAAGTTTTTAAAACCGGTGATTTAGCAAAGACAAATAAAGTTGTTGCTTTTGAAGTTAGCTTTGGTGATCAAAACCAAGGTATTTTTAAAGGAGTACAATTAGATCAAGCATCAATAAAAAATACAAGTGAATCTTTTGTTGTGTTAGAAAATTTGGCTCGTTCAGAATCTGGATCATCTTCATATAACGTGGATATTGGACTTTTTGATTATTATAGACAAGCGGCATATACCTGTGACGTTACCTGTATGGGTAATGTAATGATACAACCAACAATGTATTTTTACTTGAAAAACATTCCAATGTTTAAAGGTACATATTGGATAACAGAAGTAACTCACTCAATTAGAAATGGATCTATTACAACAACATTTAAAGGATCAAGAATGCCATACACAGCACTTCCTGATTTAACAGATTCATTTATGTCAAGTTATAGAACTCTATTTGATAAAATACAAAGAAAGGCTATTAATAGAATTAATGGTAAGGATAAAGTTACTGAAACAACAAAAACGGTAACAAATGTGGATGGTAACGTTTATACATATGATGCTGGTAAAAAAGCAATACCAAATGAAAAATTTGTAGAAACAGCATCAATTACAGACGCAGGGGTACCGTTCAATGGATTTGAAGGTTCAAGAAATATTAGTCAAGTTGAATATGGCGGTAAAAAATGGTTAAGAGCGTATGCTGTTGAAATGGGTACAAATGAATATCAAATACAGAAAGACGCTAAAATGTCAATCATAGCCCAATCAAATACTAAAGTAAACACATCAATTCCATTAACTTGGGAAATAATCAAAACGTTCACAGACAAATATCAATTTTTTGCAACTAAATTTGCGTTTAAAAAATTAAAAGTAGACGATGTGAATTTTAAAGAGTTTAAGGTTGATGACATGATTAAATTAGAAACAACATTTTTTAATCCTGAAACTGGTAAAGACCCTATAAAAGTTAAAACCGATTTTAAATTAGATGAAAGTGTTACTAACCCAATAAAGTTCTCCGGAGCGATTGATAATTTTGATAATGATAATTATGGAATTGCAATGTCAGAAAAATTAATGCTTGATTTAAAATTAAAACCGGGTGATATTGTATACTTTAATGTTGGGTAATTAGAATATTAATAAAAATTGGGATATTTATACTTATAAAACAAATATTATGGAAAATAATAGATTAAATAATACCATGGACCAATTTCTAAATCCTAAAAAAGTTAGAAATACGTCAAATGATGGTATGGAAAGAGAAGAATGCGATTTGGTAACAGGGGAATGTTACACAATTAGAGAAAAAGACGGAATCGTTGAAAGAATAAATAAAAAATACGTTACAAACGACGGAAGACAATTATTACAAGATTAATACTATGTTAGAGAAAAAATTATTAGAAGAAGTAAAACGTTTCAATGCCATCAATAAGTATGGTAAGAAAATGATCATGGAACAAGATGCACCTCCACCTCCTCCTGCGGAAGATTTAGCGAGTGATGTTCCACCCCCACCTCCAGCGGGTGATATGGGCGCACCAACAGATGTTCCACCTCCACCTCCAGCAGGTGATATGGGCGGCGAAGTACCTCCACCTCCAGGTGATGAAATGGGTGCAACTCCAATGGACGATCCAATGGGTGGTGACACGGAAGAAATTGATATTACAGATTTAGTTAATATGACTAAAAATATCAAAAACGATCTTGAAAATAATAAACAAGACAATTCCGCAGTTATTAATAAAATGGATGACGTATTCACTAAATTGAATGATTTAGAAAGTAAGTTGGCTCAAATGGATCAAGTTATGGCTAAGATTGATCAATTAGGTGCAACAGTTGAGGCTAATAAACCTAAAAGTGAAGTTGAGAAATTGGAAATGAGATCTTTGGATTCATATCCATTTAACGAAAAACCACAAGAGTTTTTTGCTCACAAACAAGGTGAAATGAGAGCAAGTGGTAAGAATGAATATGTATTAACTAAGGACGATGTTGAAAATTACCCTGTTGATCAAATAAGATCGTCATTTAACCAAGAAGATCAGAAAGATGAATATAGCTTCTAAAATAAAGTTCCTAATGGAACTTCAGGCTCAAGTTAAGATTAACCATTGGCAAACCAAAGGTTATGCAAGACATAAAGCTTTTGATAAATTGTACGAAGGATTAGTCGATTTGACAGATACTTTCGCTGAGGCTGCGATGGGTAAGTATGGTAGATTTACATTGGAGAATGAAGATAAAACATTAAACATTGTGAATTTAACCGAATTGGACTTAAAAGAGATGTTACAAACATCTAAAGAGGCGTTGATACAATGGAATAATGAGTTCGATTTAACAGATACGGATATAATGAATATACGTGATGAAATTTTGGGATTATTAAATAAAATAACATATCTATTAACATTAGAGTAAAAATAAAAAAAAATATTTAAGATGCAATCAGGATCAGCAGCAAGAACGGCTTCAAATACGGCAACAGGTTCATTAACATATATCGACGGTTTAATATCGGGAGCAACAGCCCAAGGACTATATCAAATTAGTTTAGACCCAAGGTACGTTAATGAGGCAATAGTAACCACATTAAAAAATTATGGTTATAGAGTTCATACTAAGAACAATTTTATGGGTACCAATAACGATTATGTTATTACTTGGTAATAAAAAAAATACTTTAAAAATAATTCAACCCAGATTTTATAGTCTGGGTTTTTTTATGTATATTATAACATAAATGATTTTATAATTTAAATTTTAATTCTATGAGTACATTTGATGCAGTACTTG